AGCTTCCATCCGTTCGGGCCATCCGCACACGCGAGATTCTTCTTTGGATGCGGCTAAATCAGCTTCAACTGCTGCAACCTCGGCAGTTGTAACAGTTTCACTATTTATTACCCAATTTACTGTTGTTTCAGCAATAGCATGAGCACGTTCCCACACCGAGTCACTAAGTTGCATTAGGCTAATTAATTCTTGTTTTATTTCAGAGTACACCATTGTCATTTATTATAACCCTAATGCGTTAATAATAGTTGTTTTTTTAGGAATGTAGATAACAGTACCTGTAGTAAAATCAAATATTGGATCTTGGATTACGTTTGGGTTGCGCACTGCAAACACCCACCATAAACTACTATCACTATATAAGTCATTTGCAAGTAAATCGGGGCGATTTGAATATACTGCATCAATACTGTATAATACATCACTAGGATCTTTAGGTAGTTGCCTATCTACCGCAATGTCTAAAAAATTACCAAACATAGTTGTACCGAAGTACGGACTAGTTTTACTATATTGTACTGTTGACATTAGATAAATCCTCCAACTAATTTGCCGGCTGCAAAATCGCCAAGATTGAATTTTTCGTGTAGACTCTTACGGCTATACACTGGACGAAGTGTAATACTTATCGTGCTAGTTGTTGGTAAGCGTGTAGTTTTAGTAGTTGTTGTTGATACTGTAGAAGTTGATTGCGTATTTTGCCCAGTAACCCCACTATTGTTTGCCCAATTTGGATAATCAACCCCAGCAACCATACCTTGTACACTACCGTGATTTGTTGTAATAGTAGATTGAGTTGTTTCATTTATTGGTATTTCGATGTAATCTACTTCATTTGGTAATATATGATTAAACGAAGATATCACACAAGGAACTTGAGGGAAATAATGTTCACCATATCCATTTAAATATACAAGTGGCGGTGGATTACCTGCACCAACTCCTGTAGCCGAGTCTTGCCCAAAAAACATCTTAGTTGCGGCACGGAAAAAGTATATTGCCGCCAATAAGTATCTACCTTCATTGGCATCTTGCACTGTAAATTCGCCAGTTATAGTAATATCACTTACTTCACTTCCTTGATAGAATTGCATTGCATAGTTACTGTGTGTAAGTTGAGTTGCATTATACATTGCTTGATGGGTGATATTAACTGTTGGTGTGTACGGAAATATTACACCATTTGTTCCACTTAATGGTTTCATTAATGAATTAGTTGTATCTTTGTAAAATATCTTACTCGAATTTGATAATGCTATGCGTACTCGCCAATCTCCAGATGCAGATACATCTCCTCCTGCAGCACTTTGAAACCCAGTTGATGGTGCTTGGCGAGGGCCACCAACTCCACCACCAGCCGCAAGTCCACCAGTGCTAGCTAACCTAATTGCTGTGCTGTCGGCTGGTGATGGTGATGGTGCGTTTGGATCGTATCCACCATTTGTATCTGCGTCTGCATTTGGGTTATTTGGATCCCACCCGCCTGCCTGCACCGCATTGTAATCTGGCATAGTTCCTACATTATTAGTAACTGCACCTTGGCCGCCTATGGTATTGCTATTGCCGGCATATCCTGTTGTTGGATCATAGCCGCCACCATTGGTTTCAACTGGTGCGTTAGGGTCATACCCACCACCACTCCAGCTAGTTGTTGCATTAAAATCTGGTGATACTACTGCCATAATAAAACCTCTATGTTATAGTGTATTTATTGCCGGAGAAATAGTAGCAGTTAAAGATTAACCGCATAAATAGGTTGTATAGTGCAATACTATTATGTTATACTAATTAAAAGGAACCAAAACTGTGGCTCGTAAAATTAATTATCTCAACAACAAAGACATATTAAAAGAAATAGCAAAAAGTAAATTAGCATATTGTAGTTTTATCAACAAAGAAGTAACTATCTATGATGCTATTGTATCAAATGTTAGTGCAATTACCAAAAAATCCGTAGCAGAAGCAAGGGCAACACGTGCAACTAGGTTAGCAAAAGAAGCACAAGAAGCCGAACTGTTACTTGGCAACAAACGCAAGTTAGATGAATTTGCAATTCCTGTAGAAAATATTCCAGTTACTGACATTGTGTTCCGTGTTATGACCTGGGAGCATATACCAATCGATGAAGTTAAACAGAAAAAATCCGATGCTAAAGCACAAGAAGCATACGACGAAGACTTATTCGAAACTGAATACGATGAACCCGCTGTTAAAGTTAAAGGTGCTACCAAGTACGTTAAACTAAACTTTCCGCCATTCTTTCATTATTCAGTTACAGAAGACTTAACACCAGTTATTGTAGGTAAAAGTCATTGGAAAGGTGATTTGGAAACTGGTGGCTTTAGTAAAGATCACGGCCAAATGACTGCTAAATTAGCTCATATGTTTGTTAAACTTTGTGAACGCTATGCTACCCGTAGCAACTGGCGTGGTTATACCTACAATGACGAGATGCGTAGCCAAGCATTACTTCAATTAAGTCAAATTGGGCTACAGTTTGATGAAAGTAAATCAGACAATCCATTTGCCTATTACACAGCGGCAATTACAAACAGCTTTACTCGTGTATTAAACATCGAAAAGCGCAATCAAAACATCCGTGATGATATCTTAGAAATGAATAACTATGCACCAAGCTACACACGTCAGAACCAAGGTGGCGGATCATGGGGTGCTGGCGGTGGACACGGCGCTGACGAATAAACCACAAATAATCTTATTCGTGGGTACTACTCACGATATCTATTGGTATAATAGGCCGGCTGGTGCATATAAACTGGCTACCTATTTACGCCAGCATGGATTTACTGTACAGGTCATTATTAATTGTACTGCGTTAACTAAACAAGGGTACCAACAAGTATTTGATACATACGGTAGCGATCGTTTATTATGGGTCGGATTTACTACAAACTGGTTAGCCGGAATAAAGAAACGCAAGTATTACGAGCAATGGACTACTAGCAAAGAATTAATAATAATCGATACCTTAGATGAATGGTATTATACTACCACTACCGATAAAGCAGTAGCCTATTCGTGTGTTTACACCCCTGCTATGCTTAACACTATATGGGCTATAACTAAATCACACAATTCTAATTGTCAGTTAGTGTTTGGTGGCAGTCAACTTAATCGTAATGAATATTTTACTGCCAATCATTTAGTACCCGATGCAGTGTATATCAAAAACAATGCAGAATCCTCTGCGTTAGAAATTACTCAACGCTACCTATCCGGCAACTATGATACAAGTAACTTGCCATCAAACGATCATTATGATTATAATGATTTCAAACATAGTTTTATAGAATATCAAGATAGTGATTATATAGATAGCGACGAATGGTTACCTATCGAAGTCAGTCGCGGCTGTGCATTTAAGTGTGCGTTCTGCAACTATGAAATGAAAGGTGTCACTAATAACTACGTTGATGCCAATTTCTTACGTGAAGAAATTATTAAGATGTGGAAAAAGCACGGCACTACTAAGTTTGTTATTATGGATGACTTGTATAATGACAATTATGACAAGGTTAAAGACTTACACGATAATTGCTGGAGCAAGTTACCATTTCAACCAGAGTTGGCGGGATATTTACGTTTAGATTTATTATGGCGCAACCCAGAAATGGCAGAAATGTTACGTGCCGACGGGTGGCGTGCTGGAAGTTTTGGCATCGAAACCCTACACGACAAAGCAGGCAAGAAAGTAGGCAAGGGCCTAGGCAAGGCACGTATATTAGAAACATTGGAAATGCTCAAGGAAATTTGGCATGGCGAAGTGTTAATCCATGCGTTCTTTATTGCCGGACTTCCGTTGGAGCCGATGAGCAGTTTAGAAGAAACTTATGAGTGGACTACTAAAACAGACTTATTCCATGCAGTAATTTGGCATTGGTTGGAATTAGAAAATATCAAAGCTGTGCCCGCCACAGTTGATAAAACTAGTATTATCAGTAAAGATCTCAAGAAATACGGATATACATTTATTAATGATAATAGTTGGGTTAACGAAAGTGGAGTATCATTAGAACAAGCAAAAGAATTTAATAAAAAAGCCAACACTGCTAAACTTAATACATTTTTTACTTTATATGCTGATTTAAGAGCATCAGGTCGGTCGCATGAGCAAATTTTATCTATGTGTAAAACTTCTGATTATGAGACTTATATAGCATGGGAGTTAAGAGTAAAACGTCCTGCAAGCATCCGCAGGTTAATCAAAATCATCACTAACCTATAGACTTTACGGAGTTAAGTAGTATATACTAATTATATGGCAAATTTATTTAAAAAAGCAGCAATTCTCACCGATATACATTTTGGCTTAAAGTCAAATAGTCAAACACACAACGATGATTGTTTAAACTTTGTTAAGTGGTTTATTAGCAAAGCTAAAGAAGAAGGGTGTGATACGTGTTTTATGTTAGGTGACTGGCATAATAATCGAGCGGCAATTAATATCATCACACTAAACTATAGCCTAACAGCGTTAGAACTGTTGGGCAAAGCGTTTGACCGTGTTATATTCATTCCGGGCAATCATGACCTGTACTATAGAGACAAGCGTGATATACAATCAGCCGAGTGGGCACGACATATTCCTAACATTGAAATCATTAACGACTTCTATCAAGAGGGTGATGTAAGCATTGTGCCGTGGTTGGTAGGTGATGATCATAAGAAAATACAAAAGATCAATGCAAAGTATATGTTTGGACACTTTGAATTACCAGGCTATTACATGAACGCAATGGTGCAGATGCCAGAACATGGTGAAATTAGACGTGAGGATTTTGGGCATATCGATCATGTCTACAGTGGGCACTTTCATAAACGTCAAACTGGTAAGAACATTACCTACGTTGGCAATGCGTTTCCACACAATTATGCAGATGCGGGCGACGATGAACGTGGTATGATGATACTAAACTGGGGAGAAGAACCAACATTTCATGCATGGCCCGATCAACCCAAGTATCGTGTGTACACATTAAGTGGTATACTACAAAATCCAGATACTTTATTACAAAAGGGTATGCACTGTCGAGTAAATATCGACGTGGATATTTCATACGAAGAAGCAACGTTTATTAAAGAAACATTTGTAGGTACGTATAATTTGCGTGAGCTTACATTAATCCCAGTAAAGCATACTGACATTGGCACTGATATTATGCTAGGCAATATTCAGTTCGAAAGTATTGATACCATTGTAACAAGTCAACTAACAGCTATTAACAGTGATCATTATAATCCAGCACTGTTATTAGATATCTATAGGAATTTATAATTGTTCAAAATAAAAAATCTTACAGTTAAAAACTTCATGAGCGTTGGTAATGCAACACAGGCAGTGGACTTTGATCGCAATGACCTCACGTTAGTGCTAGGCGTTAACGTTGACTTGGGCGGTGATGACAGTGGCGCACGTAACGGCACTGGTAAAACTACTATTATCAATGCGTTAAGCTATAGTTTGTTTGGGCAAGCATTAACTAATATCAAACGTGATAATTTAATTAACAAAACCAATGGTAAGAACATGTTGGTTACTGTTGAGTTTGAACATAATGGGCAAGATTATAAGATTGAGCGTGGACGTAAGCCTAACATAATGAAGTTTTATGTAGGTGATGAAGAAAAAGAAATTACCGACGAAAGTCAAGGCGACAGTAGAGAAACCCAGGCTGAAATTGAACGTTTGTTAAGCATGTCGCACAATATGTTCAAACACATTGTTGCGCTTAATACCTACACCGAACCATTCCTTAGTCTTAAAGCCAATGACCAACGTGAGATTATCGAACAGTTACTTGGTATTACTGTACTGAGTGAAAAAGCAGAAAAACTTAAAGAGCTGGGTCGTGCTACTAAGGAAGCAATTCAGCAAGAAGAATACAGAATTAAGGCGATTGCAGACGCAAACGAGCGTATTAAAGAGCAAATCGAGAGCTTAAAACGTCGACAAACTATGTGGACTACTAAGCACACAGATGACACAGTAAAACTACAAAATGCATTAACAGAACTGCTTAAAATTGATATTGAGCAAGAGCTTGCGGCACACAAAGGGCTTACTGCATACAATCAAAAACGTAAAGATATTGCTGATTTAACTACAGCATTAACTCGCGCACGTGCAGATCAAGAACGTGAACGCAAACGTGCAGACAAGTTAACTGCAGAAATAGCTACGTTGGAAAGTCATCAATGTCATACGTGCGGGCAAGCGTTCCATGATGATAAGCACGAAGCTGTATTAACTGCTAAGAAAGTTGATTTAGATGTTGCTGCAATAGAAGTTGACTTGCATGGTGTTACTATCATGGAGTTAGAGTTTGCACTTACTGAGTTAGGTGTATTGGGTGCGCAACCTCAAGTCTTTTACGATAAAGAAGCAGATGCGTTTCATCACAAAGGTTCTATTACAAGTTTAGAAACACAGTTAGCAACTAAAACAGCAGAAGTCGACCCGTATGCTGAACAGATTGAAGAAATGACTCAGACAGCACTAGCTGAAACTGATTATACTACAATGAATGAGCTTGTTAAGTTAAAGGAACATCAAGACTTCTTATTAAAACTATTAACTAACAAAGATAGCTTTATCCGTAAACGTATTATTGATCAGAACTTGTCGCATTTAAACGCACGATTAAGTCAATACTTAGACCGCATCGGCTTACCGCACACAGTAACATTCTTAAATGATTTAAGCGTTGAGATTACAGAGTTAGGACGTGAGCTAGACTTTGATAACTTATCACGTGGCGAACGTAATCGCTTGATACTAAGTTTAAGCTGGGCGTTCCGTGATGTGTGGGAGAGTTTATACAATCCAATTAACCTATTGTTTATCGATGAGCTTATTGATAGTGGCATGGACAGTAGTGGAGTTGAAAGTTCACTAAGCATACTTAAAAAGATGTCGCGTGAACATGAGAAAAGTATTTGGCTCGTGTCACATAAAGACGAACTTGCGGGACGAGTTAACAATATTATGACTGTAACCAAAGAGAACGGGTTTACATCATATAGTACTGACGTAGAAGTAATTTAATTTTACCATCCATTACAAGGTGGTTAAATACACATAACAACAAGGAGAAGTAAAACATGTCAATTCATGAAGAAATTTTAGCAGCAGTAGAATTATACGTTTCAGAATCAGAAAAATTTGAAGTTAAAGGTGTTAAAGCTGCGGCAGCACGTGCTCGTGGTGCATTGGGTGATTTAGGTAAGTTAACTAAAGCACGTCGTGCAGAAATTCAGGAAAAGAAAAACGCAGCGGCTGCAAAATAAATAACGTATGACATACGAATTCCCCTGGATCTATAATGGTACAACTTTTGATTCAGGGGATATCGGTGAATATTACGGCTTCATTTATAGAATAACTAATATCACTAACGGACACGATTACGTAGGCCGCAAATATTTTAAAACTATCAAAAAAAGACCACCACTAAAAGGCAAGAAGAACAAACGTCTAGAAACAATCGAAACTGATTGGAAAGACTATTGGGGTTCATCAAGTCGTTTAGTAGCAGACATATTAGAATTAGGCAAGGAACAGTTTAAACGCGAAATTATACATTTGTGTAGCAGTCGCGGAGAAACCAACTATATGGAAGCGCATTATCAATTTAAGGAAGAAGTACTGTTAAGGGAAGATAACTATAATGGTATTATACAACTTAAACTAGGTAAAAACTCCGTTAAAGATGTAAAAATTAATAAAACCAGTTGACCAACAACATTAAACGTATTACAATAAACACATAGCTCCCAGACACCAAGTCACTCTCATAGAAACAAATTCCAACTCCGTAATAAAGTAGTAAATGTTTTAACAGCCCTATTGCAGATTAAGTTCTGTATTCAGAGGAGATGGTGCTCGCGTAATGGCCGCACTTGGAACGTGTAGACTAGACTACACACTGAATGGCGACTCGGTATTGTGCTATAAAAAGCGAATCAACAATATAAAAATTAGGTGTAAAAACCGAATGAATTGGGCACTGTGAAAAAGATACAACCCATATGATGACATAGTTTGGCTAACTACGGATTATGCATCAACCGTCGTAAGA